GCATTTGCCAAGACTTCATTAAAAAAACTCCCACATTGTCCAACAGCTCTAGAAAGTCGCACAGGATCTGCCACAAGTGTTTGAGACGCTGGAACTTTCCATCTTGGAACTTCACAACATATGAGTGCCATTAGACCAAGACATTCTTTCCGAAATTTCGTAGCCATACGTTTCTCACCCCCTTGCCAAAGTGAATATATTTCTTGGAATTCTTCATTCATTCGTATTGCTCCTTTCATTGCCAACTCTTTGTAAACAGCAACTAATAATTCGGCAATATAATGTCCTACTTCGGTTCTTGATTTTTGTGTTAAATGTGCTGCTCCACGTTCTTTTGTCGTTAGTCCATGCCCTTTTGTTTCTTTGCGAATACGAGCATCTTCCTCCATTGTCCAACGTATCCAAAAAAGAACTCGTTGTTGTGCTCCTTCTTGAATTGCACGACAAATCTCATTTGACACAAGATAGAGAGGAGGCGTATCAGAATCTGAAGACCATACAGTACGCGTTGCTTTCGTTTCAGGACTCCCTGCAACACCTCGTAACCATCCAGGACGTTTTGTTGAATCATCCACTTTTGGCCATGCTATTTTTGTCCCTTTCGGACATAATTGTAAGACAAGAACAGTTTCTACAATATTTGATTGGACGCTGGGATTTGAATAGAAAGATTCTTGTGGAAGTGCCTCAGCCTTTTTATCTATCTCGGATATACGTTGTTTCAAATAAACGAAAATTCTCGGATTTGCTAAGCCAACGTGTTGTATAGCATAGGCGTATGCTCCGCGAATCCATATATCAAGACCACCACTACATACAATATCTGCAGCAAAGTGTATGGCTTTTCCTGATGCGGCGGAACCGACTTCACCGAGTGCTTTTTCATAACATGAATATGCTTCAGGAACTAAATATCCTGAACGAGTTCTTGGACGTTTATCTTCTTCCTGTGGATTCATAGATATCTGTTCCATTTGTATAGGTGCCCTGAATACTGGCATAACTGTTAGCATTCAATAAAAAAGCTAGGCTGTAAAGACCGCTTAGCGTTTTTATTTTCTGTAGGCCATTGTACTTATTTCCGTTTTTTAGAAGTAGCACACCGTTTCTTTGCTTTTCTTTTTTTATTGAGACGGCGGCTTCCACCTCTTAGTCTACAGGGACACGCCATTTCTGATTAGACTCTATATTTTACTTGTCTTCCTCAGCATCCTTGTCCTCCTTCTCCTGCTTCAATCTACGAACAAGAGGCTCAACTGCTCTCTCCCAAGTATATCCTAGCACAGTCTTCTTTGCCTCTTCACCGTGCTTCAATCTCTTTGCAGAATCTAGGAGGTACTCCTCCATACCAAGACATAAGTCGTGAGGATCCATTGCAAATGCCTCACCGCCCACAGGAGAATGTGCCATCGGGAGATAATATCTCTGCTTTGCATCAACAAGAACAGAGTTATTCTTGTTACAGAACTCTTTGAAGCCGCCGACATTTGGAACAACTTGAGGAACGCCCACCCCCATATGCTCAAAATTGCACAGACCCCATCCTTCTCCATCGGCGGAATTTACACCAACATCGGCACAATTATAAAAGACATTAATGTCCTCGTCCCTAAACACCATATCTTGAGAAGAAACCATGAGACGTGTGCCGAATTGCTCGACATTTACTCCGCGCAACTTCAACTCCCTCTGATACAGCTCAAACAACCACCAGCCGCCCTTCTCGCCCTTGTCGCAAATACACATTAGAAATACAGGCTGAGTGGGATATTTCACAACTAACTCAGTGAATGCCATAATTAAAAGATCATAACGCTTTCTGGGCTGATTGCGATTCACATTCAAAAATAAGAAAGCCTCCTCAGGAAGTTTAATACTCTTACGAATCTCATTGCGAGGAAGAGTCTTATACATATCCTTTTCAAACCCGTGCATTAATACGTCAATTGGTCGTGTAATACCCTGGTCCTTCAAACACTTCTTCCATCCAGGAGTAAAGGCGAAAATACGCTCGGCCTTTAGATTCAACATATCCAAATATCCCTGAAGTTGTGTTGTATAGACTTGGTCGCAATATACCCACGTCTTCGTCGTAGAACTCACACCGGCCTTCTCCATCTCCACCATAAACTTTCCTACTACAGACATATCATTGTAGATCATGACAACATCGGGCTTCACTGACTTCACAGTATCAGCCAGCTTCTTAAAGCCAAATCCTTGCTCAAAAGGCTCTTCTGCAGCGGCAGCATCGACCACGGTAATATTGCTAGGATATACACGATAATCTTCAGGAAACTTCTGCTGAGGGAACTTCTGAAATCCATAATGTGTTACAGAAAGCCATGGAACCTTGGAAAGTTGTTGAAGAATTCCATAAGAAACCTTGCTGTACCCAGTATACTGATGACAATGCGTTGATACAAGAAGAAACTTCAACTTCTTCTGGCCCACTTCCTGAAGCGTCGTTGATCCAGTATCAGCCAGCTTCGTCACGAGAGGATTCTGTGGAGGAGAAGATACAATGTTCTGAAGGCTCTTCATATAATCTGGCATAGCTTCCATTTCTATACTAAGATGTATATGGAATCCTTAGGCCTAATGCGACGTTGAAGATATTGGTTAGGATACTATGGACTCTAATTTGCCTTTGGATGCTGAAACAAAACACAAAAGAAAACAGAAAATACCTGTGGCAATTCGCGAACAAATCTGGATACGTACGTTTGGAAAAGAATTCCAAGGGAAATGTCCTACTTCCTGGTGTCAAAATACAATTACTGTGTTTGATTTTCATTCAGGACATAATATACCAGAATCAAAAGGCGGTCAAACAAATCCTGGTAATTTAATACCCTTATGTGCTAGATGTAATACTTCTATGGGAGATAGATATACATTTACAGAATGGACATCTATGAACAAAGTAAAAAGTAATCAAGGTGAAGGCCACATGAATCTAATGAGTTGCTTATGGTGCTGTCAATAATTCTTTTACACAAGTTCTAGTTTTGTTTTTCAACTCTTCCCATTCCACTAATAATCCAGTGCGATATTTCTCATATATCTCGGGCTGTGATTTCAATGTAAAAATAAGTTGGGCCGCATGTTGCCAAGATTCTGCCACCATGAAATGCAGTTTCGTGCATATATATTTTAAGAATGTGGTATTATCTTCTTTCACGAGTACAGGTATTGCTCCAGCTTCCAATGCCTCGTAGAAACGAAATGTTTCATGATTATGTCCAGAGGGGCATGGCACACACCAACTATTTAATAGAATTGACAAACATTCCTCTTTTCCTATCATGTTTGGAGAATTCCAATCATCCATAAATACGATTTTCTTTTCTCCAGGAATTTCATTCAGAATCTGTAACTTTTCTTTTCTATTTAGCCAGTTTGTTCCAACAAATGACCAGACTAGTTCGCGAAAAGGTGGTCTTGGTGTATGTAGGAGTGGTGCTCCATTAGGAATCGCCCAATGATATCCGAGAGGAATCACATGCACTTTCTCTCCTAATCCATCTCGCATATAATTTCGTACAACTCCTCTACATCCAGGTAAGTCGTAGAAATCAATACGGTCTTTGCAGAATTCATCGCTCATGTGTAAAAGGAAGAATTTCAAACCGGCATCAGACCATCTCTTTAACACAGAGGCACATTCATCTAAATGAGGTCGTTGGACCACAACAATAGGGCAATCCGTTGGCATTTCATCGACCTCTTCTATCTCAAAGGAGTTCATGAATGAAAACATATCTTTCATCCATGAATATTCATACCATTTACTCATATCCATTTTCGGTCCAGCTACTGATACAAATCGTGGGCCTTTTTTCACAGGCGTTGGTCTTAGCAAAGCACTCGTCTCTTTCATTTTTCTCACATCTTCCAAGGCGGCAGTAATGTTCAAAGGTAGGCTCGCATCTAAGACGGCTTTCACTTCTTCTTCCGAAAATCTTTCCGTATTTGTCCATAAATCGCTATCAAAGGTATCCACGCGAGAAAAATCATTGAATTGACTATTACAGTAAATGGGATCGTCATCTTGAAAACATCCAGCCAGTAAGGGGTTCGTGAAATAAATATTCAGAATATGGTGAATATTACAAATCATATGATCGGCACTCGTCCAGTAACCGCCCTTTGATTTCAGATAGTCTAGGATTTTAATTGCTCCACGACGTGATAAGACATAGGCATAGGCGCAGAAATGCATGTATCGGTCTGGCTCCTGTTGGCCGAAACTCGTATTTTTCTTTATTCTTGCCATATATTTATTTACAGGTTCAATCAATTCTTCAAATCCTCGTTTATTCGGTGGTAGAATTCCGCCGAGATATACAACATCCCAATCAGCCGGCATACATTCATGTTTATAAATCTTCTCCCAACGGTCTCTCCATTCGCGATTCAATCTAGCATCATCTTCCAAAATCAAATAGGAATTCACTTCCTCTTTCTCATTTGCCAGTTGCATCCATAAAGAAAGATGAGATAGTGCACATCCCATCACAGGCTTTTTCCAATTAAAATCATGAGGAGCGAATAGACGTGCTAAACTTGGTGTTAGATGGAGTTTTGATCCTTCCACTGCTGAAACACGATGAACACGCTGGGCAATATCTCCATTTGCTTTTAAAAAGCTCTCCAATCTATCCTTGCGTCTATCCAAATTTATGACCCACGCGTCATCAATCCCTGACGCAAGTGGATGGTGTATTTGAAATAGACCGCGATGGACATAGAATGCCTTTTTCGTTAAAAATGTCTGTCGTAAACTGACGTCGCAATATACGTCATCTAATTTGTAACGCGGCAACTTCATTCTCATAGACAAAATGGATAGAATACTCTGATCATGGCGATGACCGAAAGGACGCCCATCCTTCATTCCAGACCATTTCTCTCCAACAATAACCTCTTTTACACAAGCTAGAGAATATGCCTCAGAAAACAAACAACTTGCGCTAGGATGGCCGGCAATACAACAAATTGCTCCCGCCCATAGTTGATTTCCTGCTAATTCCGCTTCTGTCACTTGTAGTCTTTTATTAAATTCATCATGGCACCAATATTTATTTGTATGGCGAGGATCTTCTAAGAAACAAATACCCTTTTCTCTGGCAACTGACATCCATTCTCTCGGCCAACGACACATCATTGCTCCTGAATCTAGATATAAGAGTGGTTTGCCGGCCAGAGTTGAATCTTTCATACATTCATGTAAAATCCAAAGTTTCCAAGCAAAATGTTGAGGTTCCCAGAAATCTGTGAAAGTGCCTGGAATATCTGAGGGAAACCGACGTATTTCCAGAAAAGGGAATGTATCTTTATAATTTTTCTCAACTTCTTCTGATACATCTGGAAAGAAATAAACTATGACACGCATTTCAGTAACTTCTTTCTTCTGTGGGGCCAATGCAGTTAGCCAAGCATGTAGAGAAGACAGAAATCTTTGATTCGCTCCTGTAACAAAGGTGGTTAAATCCAGGCTTACTTTGGTATCTATCGTTGAAACAGTTGTCTGCGTATCTCCTAAAAATCTTGGTATTTTCTCAAGACCTTCTGCTGACACTTTGCCAGATAGAGACCAAATACGTTTTGCACATTCTGATAATGTTCTGCGAACAAGATCACGCCCAACATCATCTAAGGCAGGACGACTTAGGCGTTTCAAATATTCTTCTGAATTCGTATCAACATTTTTCACAAGCTCTATTAATTCTTCAGATGTTTTTACATGTCTCGCATCAATACAACCATTCATATCAAAGTCTCGTTCGACTTTGGGATCTCCCCAATAAATAGGAATACATCCAGCCGCTTTTGCATGTAATAATTTCTCCGTTGTATATCCTGGTGATTCGGCGTTTTCATATGCTAGACAGAATTTATAATCTTTCAGAAATTCGTGTTTCTTCAATTCACCGCCACCGCCACCGAATCCAGCGAAAATGGTATCGCCCATTGTATTAAATAAACGCCCAGCAGAATCAATGGGCTTATATTTGGAAAGCCATTGAAACGCGTTATTTCTTGCAGGTTGACAAGGATTTGTAACAACAAATGCACAGAATTTCGTTTTTCTTGCGATTTCTTCAGGATATACTTTACAACATCTGTCGATGGGAATTGGCTTTGGATTCTGAATACGTTCCACGTCGGCATTAAACCAATTGATTTCAAGCATCCATAAAGGAAGACGTAGATATTTTCCATCATTCATATCTATGTGCTGAAATCCGAGATTTAATAAGACATCTTCTCTTTGTATGGCGGGCGTATTTTCTCCCGTAAAATGTATCTTTGGCACAGACTGTTTCACAGTTTCCCATCGTTTCTTTGGACTGCTGCTGCCGCCGCTGCCGCCGCCGCCGCCGACAGACGTACTCCCGCCCACACCAGTCCCAAAGGGTCCAAAGATTAATACATCAATATTTTCTTCTCCCTCTTTCATATCATCAATACACATTCCAACAACATCACCGCATCCAGCAGCTTCAAGTAATAAAGTAAACATATTATACTCAGGATTAAATGCATCCCACATACATGTAAAACCGACACGTAAATAAGGTCGCCCTATGCTTTCTACATTTTTTATTGCAGCCCCAGCAGCCCCAGCAGCAGCAGACGCCAAAACGTCATTCCATCGCCCTTGAAGTTTCTGAGAAAAAGGACTCACCTCATCCAAGATTTTCTTGCGCAGTTCCAATAATTCTTCAATCGTAAGTGGGCCCGCCGTCATTCGCCCAAATGCCTCAGCCCCTTGTGAGATTTCATTATCAGCATAATACCCTTTTGACACAGATTCCCCAAACTTACATAAGAATTTACTATTATGAATTAATGGTATTCCTACCCATAAACAATCAATTAAATATGGGCGAATATCATAAAAACGTGAATGGGCTATTACAATAGATTTCGGATCATAGACCCAATCTACAATACGTTGTCGTCCAATAAATTGTCCGCTCATATCTTGAATATCAGAAAACACATGGTCTAATACATTTTGTTGAAAGAATTTAGCCTGGCGAATATTTTCAGCATTATGAATCTTTACGATTGTATTGATATCACTTAGATTAGATTTTCGCACTTCTCGCATGATTAAGAGAGGGATTGTGGAACTTGACGAAGAACTCATATTTGTCTCGCAGATATGGATAGACCATTTGGATTGTTTCAACGATTCGACGCTGGCAATTTGTTGCCATACAGGTGCTTTCATTTCTTGACGATGCAATTCAACTGCAGAGGGCGTCCAGCAATACGGTACTAGGCGCACAGGTTTTCTCGTCACAAGTTCCATATACTGGACATCATCTGAGGAAGTCATTTCTTCATACATCCAGATTTCATGCACTCCGTCTAGACATCGTTCGGGCTTTTCAAAGGGAAAGAGCGATGCTTCTATATCATGAAAGATCGCAGATTTCCGATGTAACCATACAGATTTCTTGAATTTGCTGCGCCTTTCACGAGGTAATAAGGAGGAACCAACCTCTATTACACAATCATAATGAGATCCAGAAATATCAACCTCTTTAACACAATTCCACGATGATTTCATGGTCTGTATGTCATCCCACCATAATGATTCTTTGTTTGAGACATCTATGAGCGTAATGTCATGTCCGAGAAGTCTGTAAATTTCACTTACTGACAGCACTGTCTGTGGCGAGCCAGAGCTGAAAAAAGAATGTTGGAAATTTACTGTTATACCAATTTTCATCTTATCTTTTTTAAGAACATAGGTTTAGGCTTTTCCCGCATGAATAATCTTAGACCATTCACGCTGTACGTCCGGATTATATGGAGAATGTCTCCACGCTAAAGCACGCGCGTGTGCTTTGTAAATGTTTATATTCTCAGTATGTGTTTTGCGGATTTTTTCTATTAATTCGGCACCAACGGAAATATCAGAATTTGGATAGTAATAACCATAGTCTTTCCAATCACTGGCATTGTGCATAACTGGATATCCTGTTGTGAAATATTCCAAGACCATGTAATTATATTCATTATTCCATTGATGACAAATTGGCATTCCTGATGGAAATTCTTTGAGGAGTGACAAGATATCTGTACGAGCTCTCATTTTTACTTTCCCATCTTTCACAAGGTCAAGAGATTTCCATATTGTTTCTCTGAAAAAGGGAATTAGTAATAATCTTTCTCCATTAATTATAATTACTTCGCCATTCCAATCACGATGATCTCTGTACCATTTCTCAAGAATCATTAATGGAACTAAAGATGTTTTTTGGAAACTGATATTTGGTTCAAGAATTAAGAATGTTTCCTTTTCTCCTGCCATAGGTGGCCTCCATTGAAAATTCCTTTCACCACCTCCTAGTAAAATCTGAGAATCCCAGATATACGGCACAACACACGGCTCTTTCTTATGAATATCAATGTGATTTAAGGCACGGGCATATTCAGCATGTTGAGTATAATGAGGAGATACCCAGATATCATCTAATTCTCCTATAACATGGTGTGCGAAATGCATGGTTGGATAAAAAATGGGCGTTTCTACATCAATATTCAATATATTTCCCAAATATAATTTGGCAATTCGTGCTCCACACATCTTTAGAAATTTTCTCATCTGGGAATCAATACTCATTCCTATTTCAATATACAAG